TGGCTGGATTGGCTTTCTATATGGCTCAAAAGCTACCAGATGGACAGGCACGAGTGCAATTTTTAAAGCAAGAATACGAGGAGCAGTGGCTCATGGCTTCTACGGAGGACAGAGAGAAAGCAGCTTCTAGGTTCGTTCCTAGGACAACTTTCTATGCCTAATAAATACAGTAGTGGAAAATTTGCAATTGCCGAATGTGACCGATGTGGTCAACGGTATAAGTTAAAGGAGCTGCGAAAGTTAATTGTAAAACAGCAGGTAAAGAATATTAAAGTTTGCCCTACTTGCTGGGATCCAGATCAGCCACAGTTATCTTTGGGTATGTACCCAGTCGATGACCCACAGGCTGTACGGGAACCAAGACCTGATGTAAGCTACAAAGTATCTGGAACAAGTGGTTTGCAGATAAATGGTAGCAACGATACTACAGAGCAAGGTGTTGGTTATCCAGAGGGCGGTAGTAGAATATTTCAATGGGGATGGAACCCTGTTGGTGGTGCTAGAGATGACGGACTAACTCCTAATGATCTTGCCCCAAGCTGTTTGGTAGGAAGTGTAACGGTAACAACAACATAAGGAGTTGAAAATGTTTAAGAAAGACGCAGACGGAGTAGCCAAAAAAGGCAAGACTGAAGGCACAAATTTAGGTGACTCAGGTCCTACTGTTCTTGGTATGAAAGCCAAACCCAAGATGGGTGGCAAAAGCCAGATGGACATGAAGAAAATGGGTCGTAATTTAGCTAAGGTTAAGAACCAAGGCATGATGCGTAAAAGCGCTGGAAGGGGTCGATAATGGCTAATTACTCCAAAAAAGTAATGGGTAAGGAAGTAGGAGACGCTAAAGTATATGCTCCTCCTCATACCATGAAAGGCAAAACAATCTCTGCTAAAGGCTTGGCTTCCAAAGGCATGACTGGATCTAAAGATATGTCTACTATGGATATTTCCGTTGATGGCATTAGCAAAAACAACGGCAAAGGTATTAATAAATACGGCAAGATTGAGATGCGTGGTGCTGGTGCAGCAACCAAAGGCAGAATGTCTAGCGGGAAAATGGGATGAACTATACGCAGTTAACTTCTGCAATTAAAGGGTTTGCTGAGAACGACTTCCCAGCAACAGTAGGATCCTTTACGTCTGCCGAGCAGATTGCTAGGTTTGTACAGCTTGCCGAGCAACGCATCTATAACACGGTGCAGCTGCCAGCTTTCCGTAAGAATGTTACGGGGAATATGACCACTGGAAACAAGTATTTAGCAACTCCTGTTGACTGGTTAGCAACCTTTAGCCTTGCGGTAATTAACGCAGCAAATGAGTACCACTATCTTTTAAATAAAGACGTGAACTTTATTCGTGAATCATATCCAGATACAGATTCAGCGTTTTATGGTGAACCCCAGTATTACGCCATTTTTGATAACAACAGCTTTATTTTAGGACCTACCCCAGATGCCAATTACGCTGTGGAGTTGCATTATTTTTACTACCCACAATCTATTGTTACTGCCAATACATCTTGGCTGGGCGACAATTTTGACTCTGTACTCTTATATGGCGCACTTTTAGAAGCAGCAAACTTTATGAAAACGGACGCTGATACCATGACTATGTATAAAGCTCGGTATGACGCAGCGATGGCAGATTTGAAACAATTAGGCGATGCAAAAGATCGTCAAGATGCTTATAGAAGTGGACAAGTGAGGTATCCAGTCAGATGATTAGCGTACAAGGGCTAGGCGAGTCTAGCGGCATTCAAGTATTTACAAAAGACCACGGTGGCTTTACCCCAGAGGAAGTCGCTGAACGGGCATTAGATAAGATTATTCAGGTGGGGGATCAGTCTCATCCCTTGGTTCGGGAGCAAGCCATTGCTTTTAGGAATCATATTCGGGAAGTACTAGTCTTTTACATGAATGAAGCGGTAAAATTTGATCGAGTAACACTAGCTCATAAGCTACGGGAAGCTGGTCATCCTGAATTAATTAAACTTTTAGACGAATAGGAGTCCAAAATGGCTTTTACAGGCAACTTTATGTGTACCAGCTTCAAAGTACAGTTGATGACGGCAACTCATAACTTTACAAATGGTACTGGAAATACTTTCAAACTAGCGATGTATGACAATAATGCGTCCTTTACGGCTGCAACTACTGCATATACGGCAACCAATGAGGTAGCAGCTTCTGGTTCATACTCTGCTGGTGGTGGTGCTTTAACTAACGTAACACCAACTTCTTCTGGTACTACAGCATTTACCGACTTTGCAGACCTGTCGTTTACTTCTGCGACCATTACAGCTTATGGCGCCATGATCTATAACGATTCCGCTGCTGGTGATCCTTCTGTTTGTATCCTAGACTTTGGTGGTGCTAAGACCTCGACAAGTGGTACGTTTACCATCGTCTTCCCAACAGCAGACGCAAGTAACGCCATTATCCGCATAGCGTGATTAATAAGTGGCAACCTATTCTGGCTGGGGCAGTGGCGCTTGGGGTAGCGGTGGCTGGGGTGAGGACTATACAGATGTAGAAGTCCCACTCGGTGGATGGGGCTATGGTGGTTGGGGGCAAAACCCCTGGGGTGAGAATAGTGGTGGTTTAGTAGCAACAGGACAAGTAGGTTCAGTTACTGTTCAAACCACGGAAGATGTAGTAGTAAACGTAACAGGCGTTTCTGGTACGGGGCAGTTAGGCAGTGCAACGGTTACAGGTACGGCAGTTGTAAATGTAATTGGTGTAAGTGCTACAGGGCAGATAGAAGGTGTAGCTGTAGATGCTGGCTCTGATGTTGGTGTAACTAGTGTAAACGGGATAGGGCAAGTAGGCTCAGTCCTAGTAGAAACTGGGGCTAATGTATCAGTAACAGGCGTAGCAGGAACGGTATTTGTTGGCACAGTAGTTGTAAGCACCACAACAGATGTCGATGTAAGTGGGTTATCAGCAACAGGCAGTGTCGGTAGCGTAACGGTTACAGGAACTGCGGTAGTAAATGTAGTAGGTGTTGTAGGAACAGTAGTACAGGGTTCTGTAACAGTTGAGGGTGCAGCAAATGCCCCAGTTTCAGGACTTCAAGCTACAGGAAGCGTTGGCAGTGTGACCGTACAAGAAGGTACGGATGTTGGCGTAACTGGGGTTTCTGGAACGGCTGCAGTAGGAAGTGTAACTACGTCAGGTACTGCAAGTGTAGATTTAACGGGCGTAGAGGCAACGGCAACTACGGCTCAAGTAAACGTAATTACTGGTCAAAACATCAGTGTTACAGGATTACAGGCAACAGGTAGTGTTGGAAGTATTGCAGTAGTCATTGGTGCGGTAGTAAGCGTAACAGGCGTACAGGCAGTAGGACAGGTAGGAAGCGTATTAATTTGGCAGGTAATTGATGATAATCAGACACCAAATTGGGTAAACATAAATGACTCGCAAACAGGCACTTGGAATGATATTATTGACACACAATCGCCCAACTGGGTTGAAATAGCGGCATAAAGGATAAACTATGGCATCGACTTATTCACCACTAAAAATCGAGCTTATCGGTACGGGCGATCAGTCTGGTACTTGGGGTACAACTACTAACACCAATTTAGGGACTGCATTAGAAGAAGCCATCACAGGTTCTGCCGATGTGACCTTTTCAAGCGGTACTGTTACTCTAACCCTCACAGATACCAACGCCAGCCAAACAGCCCGTAATCTCCGTTTAAACCTAACAGGTACTTCTGGCGGGGCGCAAAACCTTATTGTCCCAGCAATTGAGAAGCTATACCTAGTTAATAACGGATGTGCAGATACTATTACCGTTAAGAACTCCACAGGTACAGGCACAGCAGTCCCTGCTGGTAAGACCATGTTTGTGTTCAATACTGGCTCAAACGTAGTTGATGCTGTTACTTATTTAACTTCTTTGGCAACCCCATCCGCAACGATTACTGGCGGTACGATTGCTGGAATTACCCAATTAGATGTGGCTGGAACCTCAGCCGCTGGAGCTAATCTTAAACTCTATGAAGACACAGATAACGGCACAAACTATGTATCGCTAAAAGCAGCAGACACTATTGCCTCTAACGTAACGTTTACTCTACCAGCAGCAGACGGCACTAATGGTCAAGCACTTATTACAAACGGTTCTGGAACCTTAAGTTTTGGTTCCGCTGGAATTTCAACAGGCAAAGCAATCGCTATGGCGATGATTTTCGGATACTAACGGAGCAATCAAATGGCAAATCCTAATATAGTCAACGTAACAGCAATTTACGGTAACACCACGTATGTTGCTCTATCCACCACTGGTGCAACTGTCTTACTATCAAATGCTGCTTCTAGCAATTTGGTATATAAGGTAAACAACATCGTGGTCTCTAACGTCAACGGCACAACTGCTGCTAACGTCACGGTCTCGGTGAACTCTGCCGCTGCTGGTGGCGGTACACCTTACGATCTGGCATATCAGATCTCTGTGCCAGCGGGTGCATCCTTGATCGTTACCGACAAGTCAACTGCTTTTTATTTAATGGAGAACCAATCCGTAGTGATTACAGCGGGAACAGCTAACTATCTAGAAGCCGTTCTTTCCTACGAAAACATTAGCAGCTAAGAGGCTTAGATGTCTGATCGCTACAAAGGCGCCATACTTTCTCCCACTGCACCGACTGTTACACCACAGTCTGCTGGTGGTATTTACACGACTAGCCAACAGTTTCAATACCAAGGTCAGGGTGTTTGGCCCACTGCCGTTAACTATCCGATAAATAACTCCCTACGCATTCGATCCAGCGCTTCTGCCTATCTTAATAGGACGCCTGGCAGCTCTGGCAATGCTCAAAAATTTACGATGTCTTGTTGGGTAAAACTCGGTTCTACATCACAAACCTCTGGGCAAATTACTTTTTTAAATGCTGGTAATGGAACGCAGACAAATACTACAAATGACCAAATTCAATTAAGAACAGATGGAACAGCGCTGCAAGTGGGTTGTTTAGGGAAAGGGGGTAGTGGCGGTACATACGCTCAATTTACTCCTTACTATCGTGACCCGTCTGCTTGGTATCACATAGTGGTCGCTTTAGATACGACTCAAGCTACACAAGCAGATCGCTGTAAAGCGTATGTAAATGGGGTGCAAATTACAAATACTGTTGTAAATGGATTTACTCAAAATTATTCTTTTTCTTATATAAATAACACTGTTGGTCATTTAATTGGTAGAAATAATGAGGGCGGTGGACCTGTATATACAGACGCTTATTTTGCTGAATACCATTTTATTGATGGTCTGCAACTAACCCCCTCTTCGTTCGGAACAACCGATGCTTATGGTATCTGGCAACCTATCCCATACACAGGTGCGTATGGTACGAATGGGTTCTATTTACCGTTTACAGACAACTCCGCCCTTACAACCAGCTCAAACGTTGGCTTAGGTAAAGACTTCTCTGGTAATGGAAACTACTGGGTAACAAACAATATCAGCATTACCGCTGGCTCCACATACGACAGTATGACCGATGTGCCGACCAACACAAATTCGAATACGGCTAATTATTGTGTGTTGAACCCATTAGTTATTTCAACAATTGGTGGAACTAAATCTAATGGTAATTTGTTGGTTACTTCAAACTCATCAACTTATGCCTATTTTGCAATGCCAACTATGTTTGTCTCATCAGGAAAATGGTACGCAGAAGTAGTAATGCAGAGTGGGCTTGGATGTATTATTGGAATTGTTCCACAAAACCCTCCATTTTCAGGTAACTACATTGGTGCTGCCGCTGGATGTGGTACTGGATTGTATGAAACTGGAAGTATGTTTAACTTTGATAATGCTGGCAGTATTCAAACTGGGTTAAGCACTTTTACTACTGGTACTGTTGTTGGCGTTGCACTTGATATGGACAACGATGTTATGAATATCTATATCAACGGCACTATTTTAGCTACTGGTCGTCCTAATAATAATTGCGTTACATACTCGTTAAAAGCCGTTAGTTCTAACTGGGGTATTGCTTTTGGAAATAATGCTACATATACAACCAGCATAAATTATGGTCAACAGCCATTCTCCTACACACCCCCAACAGGCTTTAATAGACTAAACACATACAACCTCCCAACGCCTACGATATTGGCGGGGAATCGGTATATGGATGCTACTACTTATAGTGGCAACAGTTCAACTCAAAGTATTACAAATAGCGGTTCTATGCAACCTGATTTTGTGTGGTTAAAAAATAGAAGTTCTGCAACTTATCATTGGCTCACAAATGCAATTACAGGAACATCAAAACAATTAACATCAAATGCAACAGATGCAGAATCTAGTTACACACAGATATTAACTGCATTTAATTCAAATGGGTTTACTGTTGGAACTGATGGCGATGTAAATGCTAATGGCTCAAGCTATGTTGGTTGGCAATGGAAAGCCAACGGAACTGGAGTATCAAACACCAACGGCACAATAACCTCAACCGTCTCCGCAAACACGACCGCTGGATTTAGTATTGTTACTTGGACTGGAACTGGAGTTAATAATGCTACAGTAGGTCATGGATTAAGTGTAACTCCAGCAATGATTATTGTTAAAAGCAGGACACAAACCTATAACTGGGATATTTATCATCAGTCTTTAGGAATTACAGCAACACTTACATTTACAACTTCGGCTACACGAAATGTAAACGCATTTGGAACAAACAATCCAACATCTTCGGTGTTTTCCGTATATACAAATTACACAAACGACAGCGGCGCAAACTATGTAGCCTACTGCTTCTCTGCCGTATCAGGTTACTCTGCCTTTGGTAGCTATACAGGGAATGGTTCTACTTCAAATGATGGTCCGTTTGTGTTTTTAGGGTTTAGACCAAAATTTATAATGGGTAAACGAAGTGACTCAACTGGTGGTTGGTGGATGTTTGATACATCAAGAAGTACATTTAATTTGACTGATGACTATTTTTACGCACAATCATCTGATGCAGAGTTTGTTGACATTACAACTTTAAACATTGATATTCTTTCAAATGGTTTTAAAGTACGATCAGGCTCTTCACCCTCAACCTGGATTAATGCTTCAGGTGGAACTTACATATACATGGCATTCGCAGAAAACCCCTTCAAGATCTCTAGGGCAAGATAATGAGTAAACGATATCCAGGCGGTATTATCCGCAAGACTCCTCAGACACCAAGCCAGACATCTGCTCAGGGCGTATGGGATATGACGTCCGTCACTCAGGCTGTTAAAGAAAATACTTGGCCCATCGCTGGCGTCCCTGATCCGATTAGTAAGTCTTTGCGGTTTAGGTCTAGTGCATCTGCTTATTTGAACCGTACTCCAGCTAGTGCTGGTAATAGAAAGACTTGGACTTGGAGTGGATGGGTTAAGCGTGGTGCTATTGCAGATGGTGTTTTGTTTAGCGTTGGAACCAGTGGTTCAAGTTACATGAATCTTCGTTTGCAAGATAATGGCGGTGTTCAAGAGTTTTCTATAGTTTCTGAAAATCCAAGTACAGAGATAACTTTAAGAACCTCTCAACAGTTTCGTGACCCATCGGCTTGGTATCACTTTGTTTTTGCCTTAGATACAACCCAAGCAACTTCTAGCAACAGAGCAAAGTTGTATGTGAATGGGGTTCAAGTAACTGCTTTTTCTAGCGCAACATACCCATCGTTAAACGCTGACCTTTTAATAAACAACAACCAAGCGCACAACATTGGAAGGAGAGCGTCGGGTTCTGATGTTTACTTCGACGGCTACATGACCGAGGTCTACTTCATCGATGGTCAAGCCCTAACACCTTCATCCTTCGGAACAACAGACGATCAAACAGGAGTATGGGAACCCATCGCCTACACAGGTACTTACGGAACAAACGGCTTTTACTTGCCGTTCTCTAACACTACCTCAACCACAACGCTAGGCTACGACTTTTCTGGTAACTCTAACAACTGGACACCTAATAACATCTCGTTAACCAGCGGGTCTACTTATGACTCTATGGTCGATGTCCCAACCCAGTGGATACCCTACAACACAGCGGGCGATACAGGAGCCTTGTGGCGGGGGAATTATTGTACGTTGAACCCTATTGATACTTATGACAATGCACCAACACAAGGAAATTTGGCAAGAATAGGTGTTGGGCATAGCGGTTCACCTTGGTCCACTTGCAGAGCAACATTGGGTGTATCTACTGGGAAATGGTATTTTGAAGCTACATTAACTGGAAGTTCAGGAAGTTATCAAGCTAATAGTATGGTGGGAATTATTACTACTACTACCTCTACTTTAAGTGATGCTTATGGTGGTTCTACAACAAGAAGTTATCAGGCTAATGGCGGTTTGCAAGGTGATAATTCTACTGGATCTGTTTCTTCTGCTGTAAGCGGTGATGTCATTATGTGTGCTTTTGATATTGATGCTGGCAAAGTTTGGTTTGGTAAGAATGGATCTTGGTTTAATAGTGGTGTTCCAGCAAGCGGAACTGGAAATGTATTTACGTCTGTTCCTACAACTCCAATAGCCCCACAAGTTTCTATGTATGGCAATACTGGCGATAATAATGGCTGGTTTATGAACTTCGGTCAACGCCCCTTTGCTTACACCCCACCCAGTGGCTTTTTAACTCTAAACACACGCAACTTACCTACTCCTACTATTGGTGCTACTGCATCTACACAGGCTAATGATTACTTTGATATAAATTTGTGGACTGGTAATGGTGGCACTCAAGCTATTGTTAATAGCGGTTCTATGCAGCCTGACTTTGTATGGATAAAAGGTAGGAATCAAGCATATTTCCATTGCTTACAAGATGTTTTAAGGGGTGTTAGTGGAACTTTATTTTCTAACTCCACTGCGGCAGAAGAAACAAATCAGCCTAGACTTTCTTCATTTAACAGCAATGGTTTCACTCTTACATCAAAGAATGATGCGAATAACTCTGGTGATACCTATGTCGGCTGGCAGTGGAAAGCCAACGGAACTGGAGTAACCAACACAGCAGGTTCTATTACATCTACAGTAAGTGCTAATACAACGGCTGGATTTAGTATTGTTACTTATACAGGTAATGGAACAGCAAGTTCTACTGTAGGTCATGGTTTAGGCGTTACACCAAATATGGTGATTGCAAAAGTAAGAAGCACAACAGAATCTTGGCCCGTATTTCATAGTTCATTATTAAGTTTAGGTACAGGTTATTTCCTAGAATTAGATTCTACTACTAGTGCTAGTAATGGAAATTCACGATACCCCGCTGCACCAAGTTCTTCTGTAGTAACTATTGGTTCAGCTGGAAATCTAACTCCTATTAATGCTAGTGGTCAAACTTATGTAATGTATTGTTTTGCTGCCGTAGCAGGATATTCTGCATTTGGCTCATATACAGGAAATGGCTCTAATGATGGAACTTTTGTGTATCTTGGATTTAGAGCAAGATATGTAATGATTAAATCTTCTAGTGATATAGGTGGTTGGGTATTATTAGATACTGCTCGTGACCCATATAACGATGTAGATAATTATTTGTATGCTAATTCGTCTGCTGCTGATGCTGGCTCATCTAATGTTTTAGACATTAACGCAAACGGATTTAAGATAAGAAATTCTTGGACAGATATTAATGGTAGCGGAAGGACTTACATCTACATGGCATTTGCCGAATCACCCTTTAAATACGCTTTAGCTCGATAACTTTTTACAGGAGTAAATAACATGAGTAACTTTGCAGTAGTACAAAACGGACAAGTAGTACAGATTGTCCCCTTAGATGTACCGTTTACCGTAGGAGCTAAGACCTATTCTGGTTCTTTCCTGCGCTCTTCAACTCCTGCCGAAAAGCTCGAAGCTGGTGTGTGGGAAATCATTCATGGTCCACGCCCTGACGACAGATACTACTGGGCATCTGGTCCAAGCTATCGTGTCAACGAAACTAACAGCACTGTAGAGGCTACATACTCTGGCACAGCTAAGTTGCTTAACGACCGTGAAGAGTCTGACCAAGACGGCAATCCTATGTTTGTTCAGGAATACGACCCAACAGCCAACAATGGTCAAGGCGGTATGGTAAATACTACCGAGCGTCTAGTAACTAAGGGTTTAAAGTCTACTGAGACTGCCGCAGTTAAGGCTGCTGCTGGTTCACTCCTAGCATCGACCGACTGGATGGTAATTCGTAAGGTTGAGCGTAATGTAGACATCCCTGCTGCTGTTGCTACCTACCGTGCTGCCGTGATTGCCGAAGCTGACCGTTTAGAAGCCGCTATCGCTGCCGTTGCTGATGTAGATGCCTTAGCTGCTGTAAAAGCAAACTGGCCCAAAGCATGAGAGCCGTATACGAAGCTCAACTAGTTGACGGGCAAGTACAGCCTAGACACGAGGTTGAGATCGTGTGCGGTGCGTGTGGTTATGACTTAGATGAGGCTGAGTTAGAGGCAGATACTTGTGCCGATTGCGGTGCGCCTTTGAACTTAAAACAGCATATATCTATCCATGCAACATCTGTCCCAGCCGCTGGCGGAAAGGTATTTTAAATTGAATCATGACAGACGAACTCGGATTGGGCGTTGGTGCCAAGGGGATCAGCGAAGGGTTTAAGACTGGGCGAGAAGCTGGTAAAGAGATTAGTAAGAACATCGAGGATGTTCAAAAGGAGGCAATAGATTTAGCAAGGCAGAAGGCAAATGAAAAGATACGACAGCGCAGGGAAGCCGAGCTAAAGAAGGAACGTGCAATATACAAAGCCCTTGAGGAGTACCGACACCGCAAGAAGATAAGCGATGAAGAGTACAAATTGAGGGTTGATTTTATAAAGCAGCATGGCACCAAAGAATGGCAAAAGGTGCTAGATCTCAAAGCCGAGATTGAACGGTTAGAGAAGGAAGATCAGAAGTACTTTGATGCAGAGTTGTCAAAGGTTAAATGGGTGCAGTTCTGGTGCTTTTTAGTAGCAGCTTGGATTGCGTATTACATAGTATGGGGGTCTAAGAAATGAATATGCAGGACATACTAAAGGCGGTTATTCCAATCATTGTGGCTGCTCTGGCGTGGCTTTTAGGGCAAGTTTCATCCTTCCAGACCCGTCTGACCCAGATTGAAGGCAAGATGCCCGCCTTAATCACATCTGAGGGCGTACCAACAGATAGCCCATTATCAGCAGAAAAACGTCATGCTCTTAGAGCAGAACTTCATAAAGAAATCCAAGACCTCCATGTACGGGTCAAGCTCCTAGAAGAAAGGGTAAAGAAATAATGCTCACATTAATATCCACAGCGCTGTCCTTCCTCATGGGGGGTCTGCCTAAATTACTAGACTTTTTCCAAGACAAAGGCGATAAGAAACATGAACTTGCCATGGCTGCCATGCAGATGGAGAGGGAATTAAAGCTCATGGAGGCAGGTTATGCAGCCCAAGCCCGTGTAGAAGAAATCCGCACTGAACAGGTGGCGATGGAGACTCAGGCTCAGGAACGCACGGCTATGTACAACCACGACATTGAGATCGGTAAAGGTGCTTCCCAGTGGGTTATAAACCTTCGTGCCTCGGTTCGTCCGATGGTGACTTATCTGTTTGTCTTCCTGTTAATCGTGGTAGACATCTCGTCTATCTGGTGGGCTTGGACTACTGGAGCTGCTTTTGCTGAGGCTGTACCCATGATTTTTGACGATCAGGAGATGCAGATTCTGGCTTCTATTATTGCGTTCTGGTTTGGTACACAGGCATTTCGGTCAAAATGATACTCTATTGGATTCGTTTAGAAAGCCATTCTGATATAGCTGTAGATGGTTATGTTGGTGTGACTTTTAATTTTGACCAACGAATGAATGAACACTTAAAATTTACTTCAAAACTAGATAGTCATTTTGGTAATGCCATATCAAAGTATGGTTGGGACAATATGATTAAAGAAGTCATATTTGAAGGATCATCAGAAGACTGTTATGCAAAAGAAAAAGAACTAAGACCAAAATTTCAAATAGGTTGGAACGAAGCAATTGGCGGGCTTGGTGGAGATAGAAGTGCCTTTATTAACTATAAGCTGCGCACAAATCAAGGGTGGAGTTACGATAAAAATGGAGAAAAAAATCCATTTTATGGAAAAGAACATTCACAAGATTCTATTAAAAAAATGTCAAAAAGTAAGTGTAAAAATATAATTACAACACCAGAAGGTGTTTTTTACGGATTTAGAGAGGTAGCACGATTTTATAAAATTAACAAAATTACGGCTCAAAAGTGGGTAACAAAAAGAGAAGATTGGTCTCATGCGCATAAGTGACAAATGTCTAAAAATGATAAAACATCATGAAGGCATCAGACAAAAGCCTTACCGTTGCCCAGCTAAACTTTGGACGGTGGGTTGCGGTCATGTACTCTACCCACGGCAGGGAGCTTTGAAAATAGAAGAACGGGATGCCTACCCACTGGAAGAACGGGATAACCGCACCTTTTCGATGGAGGAAGTAGATGACATTCTTCGAGACGATCTTAACCGCTTTGAACGGGGCGTTGAACGCTACTGTCCCGTTAAGCTCACTCAAGGTCAGTTCGATGCTCTTGTTAGCTTTAGCTTTAACGTTGGGCTTGGAACACTACAGCGCTCAACCCTCCGTCAGAAGGTTCTGCGTGGGGATATGGAAGGTGCTGCGGAAGAGTTCTTGAAATATACACTGGCTGGGGGTAAAGTACTAAAAGGTCTAGTAACCCGCAGGAACGATGAACGTGCCTTATTCTTAAGTTAATATGCCACTACAGAAACTACAATTTAAGCCAGGGGTCAACCGAGATCAGACCAACTACACCAACGAAGGTGGCTGGTTTCAATGTGACAAGATTCGTTTTCGTTCAGGCTATCCTCAGAAACTGGGTGGCTGGCTACGCTACGGCACATTCACCATTATCGGTATTTGCCGTCAGATGTTTAACTGGATTACTACTTTTAGTGATAACTACCTTGCCATGGGAACCAGCAAAAAGGTTTATTTAGAAGCTGGTACTGAGGTCTATGACATTACCCCTTTACAGCATACTTCCACAACTTTAGGTGCTTCTGCTGGTCCGTTTACGGCTACATCAGGCTCTCCCACGCTTATAGTCTCTTACTCAACAGATACCGCTTATAACCCAGAGGTGGGTAACTATGTAACCTTTTCGGGTGCGGTTAGTCTAGGTGGGAATATTACGGCTGATGTTCTAAACAAAGCCTTTGGATATGAGATTTTGACTGTTAATACGGTTGCTTATACCTACACCATTAATGTAGGGGTAAACGCTAATGGTTCCGATACAGGTAATGGTGGAGCTACGGTTACGGCTAAGTACGACATTGATGTTGGTAATGATGTAGACACATATGGCTACGGCTGGGGTGCTGGTGCTTGGGGTCGGTTAGGCTGGGGTTCTGGTGCAGTAACTCCTGTTGTTTTGCCACAAAGGGATTGGTTTTTTAATAACTTTGATAATGACCTAGTAATGAATATCCGTAATGGTCCAATCTATTACTGGGAGCGTTCTGCTGGTATTACATCTCGTGCAGCCCTGTTATCTGCTACTACTCTTAATGGTGTTGCGCCAGCCGATGTGCCAACAGAAACTACCGAGATTCTGGTTTCTCAGAACGACAAACACTTATTAGCTTTTGGAGCAACTCCTTATGGTGGTGGCACTTTTGACCCCCTATTAATCCGTTGGGCAACTCAAGATCAGCCTAATGTCTGGACTCCGTTAGCAACCAACTCGGCAGGCTTTATACGCCTATCCCGTGGATCTAAAATTGTTTGTGCCGTTACAACCCGCCAAGAGATTCTGGTTTATACCGAGGGAACGCTTAATTCTCTACAGTTCTTAGGAACAGCGGACGTATTTAGCCTTCAAGAACTTGCCGACAATATTTCGATTATTAGTCCAAGATGTGTAGCGGTAGTTAATAACGTAGCCTACTGGATGGGTAAAGATAAGTTCTATGCGTATTCTGGACGAGTTGAGACACTTCCGTCTACTTTGAGAAACCATGTGTTTACTAACTTAAACTACGCTCAAGCTGACCAGATCGTCTCTGGAACTAATGAAGGTTGGAACGAGATTTGGTGGTTCTATCCTACCGCTAATAGTCAAGTAAACGATGCCTATGTGGTCTATAACCACCTAGAAAAGATCTGGTACTACGGCACAATCCACCGCACTGCATGGCTTGATTCTCCAGTTAGGGAATACCCGCAAGCGGTTGGCGACTATAAGCTCTACAACCATGAGCTAGGTACAAATGACGACACATTGCCACTGGCTGCCAATATTGCCTCGTCAGACTTTGACCTTGTGGATGGGGATCAGTTCATCTTGACCAAGCGAATCATCCCAGACATTAGCTTTAATGGCTCTACAGCTAATACCCCAACAGCTACTATGTACATTAAACCCCGTAACTTCCCTGGCAATGTTTATACCAATACAGAGTCCCAGAACGTTATTGAAACCTCGGTAGATGTATATACAGAGCAGATCTTTATGCGGGCTAGGGCTAGACAGATGGCGATTGAGATTGCATCCACAGAATTAAATGTTCAGTGGCAGTTAGGTAGTCCTCGTTTAGACGGTAGACCAGATGGAAGACGTTAATGGATTGCACACCATACAACATAAAGGCGCCCGCACTACCTTTAGCGACCCCAGACTATGACCAGAAACAACAAGACCAATTTCAGTATGCCCTGCGCCTCTACTTTAATAGGCTTGATAACTATTTGGCAGAATTAAGTAACTGTATAAATATGAGCGGAACCATAACAGACCCAACCTACGTCACTTTCCCGCCTACTAACGTAGATGCCTTTAATCGTCTAGTGGTAGCATCTCCCTATACGCTATTTGATAGCCAAAACCGTTTTGCTATTGATAATCAGTTTGACACCAGCACGGCTACTGGGGGGTCTACTACCTATTTGCCTAACGAGTCCAGCGTCCAATTAAGCGTTACTACTAGTAGTGGGTCTGAGGTGGTTCGTCAGACTTACCGAACCATGCCATACCAGCCAGGTAAGGGTCTTGGGCTATTGGCTACTTTTGTGATGAATCAAGGCAAGACTGGATTGCGTCAGCGGGTAGGCTACTTTAATACCCAGAACGGGGTGTTTTTCCAGCAAAACGATACGACTTTAGCCTTTGTCCTGCGGACTTATACCAGCGGTGCGCCTGTAGATACCACAATCACCCAAGCCAACTGGAACGGAGATAAGCTAGACGGTACTGGGGCAAGTGGTCGCACAATTGATGTAACTAAGAGTCAAATTCTAGCGATTGACTTTGAGTGGCTAGGGGTTGGGGATGTGCGGTGTGGATTCTTTATTGATGGGCAGTTTGTTATCTGCCATACCTTTCACAACGATAACGTAAACACTTCGGTCTATATGACCACGGCTATCTTGCCTGTCCGCTACGAGATTAGCAATACGGCTGGCACGGCTTCAAGCTCGTCCATGAAACAGATCTGTTCTAGCGTGTACTCCTCTGGAGGTTATGAACAGACCTCGATTGACCATGTGGCTAGACGCACAACTGTTCTTGGCACTATTAATACGGCAGCAAACTTCCTTCCAGTGGTTTCTATCAGGCTGGCTTCAACCGCTTTAGGTGCTGTAGTGATACCTAATCGGGTTCAATTTCAACCCACAACCCTACAGAACTATGAGATTGCGTTGATTAAAAACCCAGTTTTGACGGGTGCTTCATGGAGCGCTGTGTCTTCAGATGCTAATGTGGAGTTTGACGTTGCTGCTACGGCTATTGCCACGGCAGGGACAATTGTGCAGACTGGCTATATTGCTAGTTCAGGTGGTGGTGGGCAGTCTTCTACTTTAGTCCCAACAGGATTTAACTGGGATACTCAACTTGGCTCTTCTTTGGCGGGAGTTAGTGATATATACACCCTAGGCGTTAGGACTATCTCAGGAGCCACTACTGGAGATGGCGTAGGCTCTATTTCTTTCTATGACTTAACGCAATAAAATGATAAACTTCAATCAATTCAACCCCGTGAGGTAGGTATGGGTTTACACCAAACAGCACACTATTTAAAAACCAAAGGCCGAGGCAAGGACACTGAACTTGTCCATATGACCCCTAGAGAAATAAAAGGGTTGCAGGCTTTGGCGATGGCGCACGGTGGTTCCCTAACAATTAATCCAACTACGGGTTTACCCGAAGCAGGCTTTTTAGAAGACATTCTTCCTATTGTAGCTGCGGCTGGTTTGACATATTTAACGGCTGGTGCAGCTGCGCCGACCTTAACTGCAGCTTTGGGTGGTTCTACTATGGCTGGTGGTATTGCTGCTGGAGCCTTATCTGGTGCAGCTATTAGTGGTGGTATGGCAGCTATTCAAGGTAAAGACGTAGGTCAAGCAGCTCTTATGGGGGGTCTTGGTGGTGGTATTTCTGGTGGTCTAGGTGCATATGACGCCGCTAACGTGTTTAACGCCCCTAACCTTTTATCTGATGCTTCACAACAAGTAGTGCAGGTAAATCCCACTGATGCTGCTGGCTTAATGAAAGAAGGATTTAAAGTAGCACCGACTCCAACCCCTGATGTGGACGTATTCTCTGGTTTGGCTGGACAACCAACGGTAGCGCCTGGAACAATGCCTCCTGCTGCTTCTGTTAACCCTGGATTTACCCCCGTTAGACCAGATGCAGCAGCTCAAGGAATAACTGGAGTAGGTCCGGATCTTACTACTGGCACAGCGGCAAGTTCTGCTCCAGCTGTTAGCCCAGCAAGCGCAGCTAATGCATCAAGGGTAATTAACACACCAGACACTTACTACAGCGGTCTTGGTACAGGTGCAATGGATACAGCTAAAAAAATGGGTATTCAAGCTTTACCTGCTGTTGCTGGAGCAATGGGAAGTGAAACCTACGATCAACAAGTCGGCCCTGCAGATGATTACCAGAGCCCATTACGTCGTCTATCCCCTAATTTCCGAGCCTACGAACCACCAAGACCTAACCCATATTACAGTGCCCGTTACGCAGCACAAGGCGGAATAATGCAAGCTGGCGGGTCTGTAGATGACGAGTTAGGTGGTGATTACTCGGCTATGGGTATGGATCAGGGCAATATGCAAAAAGGTTTGTTTGGTATGGGGTATGCACCTGGTGGGGTAACTAAGTTACCTAAAGGTGATCCTGGCATATATAAAGATGACAACCCAACAACTCGTGGTCAAGACTCATTTACAGCAGCTTTAACCCGTTTAAACAGTGCACAAAAAAGAGCTAACATTAAAGGTTTATCTGCGTTAAAGGCTGTAGCAGAGCCATTAGGTAATGTAGAAACAGCCGCAAAAGGTGGGATTATGTCTGGCTTAGGAGGGTACTCAGATGGAGGTAGGATGCTTAAAGGTCCTGGTGATGGTATGTCTGATTCTATTCCTGGGGTTATTGGTAACAAACAGCCCGCACGATTGGCTGATGGGGAGTTCGTGGTTCCAGCGGATGTAGTAAGTCATTTAGGTAATGGCTCTACCGATGCTGGTGCTAGAAAGCTTTATAGCATGATGGATAAGATTCGCAAAGCTAGGACGGGTAAAAAGACAC